AGTGCAGCTGGTAATATTTATAACGCAGTGACCTCAAAAGATTCAGCCACGAAGAAGAAGGAAGCCTATAGAGGTGGCACGAAACTTGGAATGGTTGGAGGTGGTGCAGCCGCCGGAGCAGCCATAGGAGCTGCCTTTGGTGGTGTTGGAGCAGTTCCGGGAGCATTTATTGGTGCTGGAATTGGTGGAATTGGTGCAATCACAAAAGGAAATAAGTTCGGCGACTCCCTTAGAAAGTTTGTATCCAGCCGAAAGAATGCACTGAAAAACAGTAATTCTATGACGGCAAAGAGTCAGGAATATTGGAAATACAGTAAAGACAGTATTAGCAGTGTTAATCCAAAAGGAGCAAAATACAAAGAACTGGCAAGTTCCGTACAGAAAGCTTACGAGGAGAATAAGAAAAACACAAAACAAACGAATGTTGGATCAAAGACGACAAAGATTTTTTCAGGTGCTACGAATGCAGCTGGTGGAAAAGTCAGCAGCTTAGGTGGAAAGTCCGCAACAGCTGGAGGAATGCTGGGAACGATGGGTTCTATGTCGCTTGCAGCTGGTGGCAACTTACAAAGTGCTGGAAGTTCCGCATTATCACTTGCAGGTGCTTTAGCATCCGCAGCCTCAACGATTGCATCCGCAGCAAGTACAACTGCTGCACAAGCAAGTGCAATCAAAAGTATTACTAGTGGAAGTTATCTAAGTAATAGCGGTTCTTCAAAATCTGGTAAAAAGAAAACAAGCAAAAAGACATCATCCGCACCGAAAGTACAGACAGCCTTACCGAAAAATGGGAAGTTCTTTCATAATGCGAAAGGTAGTCTGGTCAGAGGTCATATCGTTTCTGAATTAGGAGAAGAAGGAAACGAAATGGTTATCCCACTTTCTAAACATCGAAGCCGTGCATTATCTCTCTGGAATCAAGCAGGACAGATTTTAGGCGTTACAAAGCATGCCAAAGGTGGACTTGTTGGAGGATCATCCGGATCTGGAAAAGCTTCGTCTGGTAGCGGTCAGCCAGTGATCAACGTTGGTGGTATTACGATCAGCGTCAATGCATCTGGAAATGACGGCATAGTTGATGCTATCAAAAACTCTAAAGGAGAGATCGCAGATGCTATTATGCAGGCAATCGCAGATGCAATCGGATCAACGGCAAGTAACAGAACAGCGGAGGTAATGTAAATGGACATATATATTACTGGAAAAAATTCAAAAGGGAATGATCAGAAGATACAAATTCCGATCATTCCTGAAGAAATTGAATCATCAATCGAAGGTAAGTTTGCAGAATATGATATCTATAAATTAGGTCAGGTCAGTGTTCCGAATGGTAAAAATCTTTCAGAACTAAGCTGGGAATGTTTTTTTCCCGGAGAAGCAAGAAAAGGTATGAAATTTGTTCGTAAGTGGACTGATCCAGCAACCTTAGATGCACTGATGAAATACTGGGCTAAGTATGGGAAAGTGGTAAATGTCTGTATTACAGGAACGAAGATCAATGTTGATATGCGTGTTTCAGAATACGATTCTACGGTCAAAAGCCTGAATGATTATTACTACACGGTAAGATTTATCGACTACGAAAAAATAAGTGTTTTCTCAACGAAAAGAAGTACCAAAACCACAAAGAAAAAGGTCAAAGTAAAGAAAGGACAAACATTACGGAAACTTGCAAAAAAATATCTTGGGTCCAGTAAAAAATACAAGGTTATTTATAATGCAAATAAGAAACTGATTGATTCTAGGAATAAAAAGGAACGTAAGAAACATCCAAAGAAAAAGATCAGCAAATATACGATCTATAAAGGACAGGTGCTTGTGATTCCTGTTCAAAGCAGTAAATCAGTTTCTAATTCCAAGGTTGAGGAATTAAAGAAAGCAATGAATAAAGATGGCTACTCGAAGCTGAAAGTTGATAAAAAGCTGACATCTTCGATGAAATCAGCCATGAAAAAGATCACGATTCGAACCGGAAGAAAAGGACAGGTCGTAAAATTTGTCCAGAAAATGGTGGGAGTCAAACAGGATGGTGCTTGCGGATCTAAGACAGTAACAGCGATTAAAACTTACCAACGTAAGCACAAATTAACAGTAACTGGTGTTGCTGATTATAAAACACTGTTAAAAATGATAGGAGGATAGGAAGATATGCCAAGTTTAGGAAATCCGCGGTATAAAGCAGTTGTAAAGACGGCTTCGGGGCAAGAATACGATCTATACAAATCGAAAGTTATACAGGACCTGACAATGTCTGATGATCCTGATTCGCTGGCAAAAGAGGTCAGCTTAACAGTAATGAACGCTGCGAAAAATGGTGTAACACTTGCGACATTGATTCAACCATCAGACCGATTATACATATATGCGAATGTTGGCCATGGAGATTTTGAAGTGTTTCGAGGTGTGATCTGGGATAGAGACAGGGTTACCGATACAGAAAAAAAAGTAACATTTACAGCCTATGATTACTTGATCTATATGATGAAATCTCAAGATTATTTTTATTACAAAAAGGGGCTAAGCACAAAAGAGATTGTAAAAAGAATCTGTACGGCATGGAAGTTGAAACTGAAATACAGTTACGGATCAATCAAAAATAAAAGGATCAAACCAGTACAGAAGAATATTGGAGATATGATCGTATATGTGCTGAACAAGGCGAAAAGCAAACTTTCCAGCCGATATATTTTTACGATTGAAGGAACTACAGTGATTGTCAAGTATGCCAATACTAATACAACGATTTATAAGATTGAGGAAGGAAAGAATGTAATATCCATAGAGGTTAAAGTAACAATGGATGATATCGTTACAAAGATAAAGATCTACGGAGAAGCAAAGAAAAAGTCAATTCCTAAACTTGCATCAATGTCTAAGAATACATCGAAGTTTGGAACGATCCAAGAAATTATGGACAAAGACAAGAAAGAGAAACTTTCGAAAATAAAGAAACAAGCACAAAAGAAATTGAAGAGCAGTGCAAAGGTTAAGTATGAATACATAGTAACGGCGATTAGCAATCCGAAGATCAAACGTGGAGACACCGTTTATGTTGGATGTGGTACCGCTGGACTGAAAGGAAATAAAACAGTAAAAAGTATTACGCATGATTGTGTTGCTGGTACGATGGACGTTGTTTTTTACTAAAGGAGAGTTTTATGCAGAGAAATGGAAGAAAAAATTTTATCCGGGCAATCGAACAGATTTCTAAAGGAAACCAAAGTGCAGCGGATGTTGTTGCAGAACTTGGAACTATGAAAGACGGAGGGATTCTTCCTGACTCTTATCCAGAAAGTGCAGAACCTGATGACGATTTTTTGATGTTATCTGATGCAAAAGTAAGTGATGGCGATCGAGTATTACTGATCTGGACAGATGCAGAGGAAATCGTTGTGATCGGTAAAGTGGAAGGAGATGAAGAAGATGCCGGATAATCTTTTCCCAGAGGAATATGAAAATGAAGAAGAATATTTTGAAGATGAAGAGAATGAAGGAACTGAGGAAGAAAATACAGAAGAAGAGGAAGATGCAGGTTATAAACCCAGCATCTTTTTTGATTTTGATACTGGAGACTTTGTTACGCTTCACGATGGAAAATTAAAAGAGGCATCTGGGTTCGAGGCGTGGGTGCAATGGTGTTACAAAACGATCATGACACAAAGATACGCTCATGAAGGATATTCCACCGACATTGGGATTGACTATGAAAGTGCCTTGCAAGCGGATAGCCGTGAAGAGGCAGAAAGCATTTTACAAAGAGAAATCGAAGAAGCATTGATGGCTGATCCGTCCGAAAGAACTTTGTACGTTGGGAATATTATGTTTCAATGGGAAGCAGAACATTGTCTTGTAACAGTACAGGTGCAGGGTATTGATGGAGATATAGAAATACAGACACAATTTGAAAGTGAGGTGGTCTAAAAATGGCATTGGAAGCAGAAGAACTAGAATTGCCAGATTTCTTGAATAATTCGAGTGAAGAGGAAATCCATGAAAAGATGCTTAGCAATCTTCCAGAAGATATTGATAAATCCGAAGGCGGTTTTCCTTGGGATTTTACACGTCCGACAGCGATTGAGATAGCAGAGCTAAAAGAATATGTGCTTGTGGAAGTATTGAAAAGTCTTTCGCCGGTAACCTGTGAAGAATCTTACCTATTGGATTACCACGCTGATGGAAGAGGTCTTGTACGAAGAGAATCGGTAAATGCAACAGGATATGTGACTGTTACAGCAAAAGCCGGTCTTGTTATTCCTTTAGGATATGGTTTTTCTACAGAAGCAGATGACGAAGGAAATACGATAGATTTTGTAACAACAGAGGAAGTTACGGTCGATTCTCTTGGAAATGCAAAGATTCCAATTGAGGCAGCAGAAGGAGGATCTGCAAGCAATGTTGGAGTAAATACGATCGTATTACATACTGGAGATGAGACAGGAGAACTGCTCGATGAAATAATCTCTGTTACAAATGAGGAAGCTGTTACAGGCGGTTTGGATGAAGAGGACGATGATACTTTAAGAGAACGAATTGTTGAGTATGATCGAAGCCATGACATTTCCTATGTTGGGAATGTGGCAGACTATAAACGATGGGCATTGTCAGTTCCCGGTGTTGGTGCAGTTACTGTGATACCAGCAAAAGATGACTCTGGAATAATCAAGATCATCTTAATGGATCAGAACGGAGTACCAGCATCGAAGCAGATTCAAGATGCTGTGTATGATTATATTATGCGTCCAGATAGTGAATCAGATCGCTTAGCACCGCCCAATGCTGTATTAGAGATAACGGCTCCTGAAACAGTAGTAGTTAACATATCAGCTGTGGTTTATTTGAGAGAAGCAGAAATTGGCGATGTGCAGAATGATTTGAAAGCTGCACTTCAGTCATATTTGTTAAATGTTTCATCGAATGATAGTGCGGTTAGAATATCAGCGATCAACAGTATCCTTGGATCTGTATCAGGTATCTATGATTATGACAGTGTACAAATCAATGGAGTGTCAAAAAATGTAGACCTTGAATCTGGACAAATGCCGGTTTTAGGAATAGTAACAATAACGGAGGGATGATACTATGTGGTATAAAACAGACCTTATGGAGCAAATCCTGACGAGTGAAAGTGCAAAACAAATGATTGACTATGTATCGCCGATTTATGGGAAATCAAGAATCGGACTTTGGCTGTTCCAAGTGATCGGACTTGAGATAGATGACGTAAAAACAATATGTGAAGATATATTTGATCAGATATTTGTTGATCGTGCTACATGGGGGCTCCCTATTTGGGAAAAAGAATACGGAATAACGCCGCTTCCAGATCAGACGATTGAGCAGAGAAGAACACAGATTTTGCAAATGAGGATAAAAAGGCCTTTGAATCCTAAAAGGTTTGAAAAGATCATAGAAGCTTTGAGCGGTGTAGAAACAAAGCTCATAGAAAATACAGCAAAAAATACATTTCAAGTCAATCTTTATGGCGAAGTAAATAATTATGATGAAGTAGTAAGAAGAATTGACGAATTGAAACCAGCACATTTATTGTGCAATATTCGTGTTTCAGACGTTATAGAATCAGAGACGGCATTGAATTATGCGATTGTTTCAAGCTCTTGTGAATATTCTTCTTCGATCGTTAGTGAGGTATAAAATCATGTGGGAAAATACAGTAATTACAAATGCAGGTATTGAATTATTAAAGAATGCCTTAAGCGGAGGAACAATAACAGTAACAGCGATCAAGTCTGGTGCTGGTAAAGTTGACGTTAGTGCTTTGAAAAGTCAGACGGCGGTATCATCAATTAAGCAGTCTGGAACAGTACAGGGCGTGACAAAAACAAACGAAACAATCAAGATAGGAGTATTGTTTTCAAACGCTGGTTTATCTGCCGGATACAGCATGACACAGCTTGGAATTTATGCAAAAGGATCAACCGGAAGTGAAGTGTTGTTTGCGATTTCTCAAAGTACAACAGGGAAAGAAGTTCCGGCAGAATCGGCTATGCCGTCATGGTCGTTAGTACATAATTTTTACATCAAGCTTAATAATGATGTAAAAATGACAGCAACGGTTGATCCAGAAGGGTACGTTACATTTGAAACTATGCAGACAGCGTTAAATACGCATACAGGAAACAAGAGCAACCCTCATAGTGTTACTAAGTCGCAAGTAGGCTTAGGGAACGTTCCGAACGTAGCGACAAATGATCAGACACCGACATATTCAGATACAACAACTCTTGTGACTTTATCAAGTGGCGAGAAAATATCTATTGCATTTGCAAAGATTAAACTTGCAATTACAACTCTGATTAATCATCTTGCGAATAAAAGTAATCCTCACGGAGTTACCAAAAGCCAAGTTGGATTAGGCAATGTGGAGAATAAAAGCAGTGCTACAATCCGTGGAGAATTAACCAAAGGTAATGTAACGACAGCCCTTGGATTTACGCCAGCAAATCAGACTGACATGACGAATGCACAGGATGCTATTACGCAGCTAAATTCTGAAAGAGCATTTTTATCAAAAGTATTTTCTGGAACAAACAACAAAATGATTTACTGGCAAAGATGTCAGTCTGAAATTGCAAAAGCATTAGGCATGCAAATATCAGACATAAATAACGAAAAGTTATATATAGCAGCTTGCAACGGTGATTGGAATGCGTATCAAGGTCTGGTAACAGGTGCTGCTTTACAATGGGATAATACAAATTTAAATATAAACATAGGATTATCCAGTGATACAAACGGTGTTGTTAGGATTAATTTTATGATTTATCGTAAATTAAATTAATCTATATCATATACTATGGAGGTATATACACATGTTGAGTACACTGTAGGAAAATATATTGTTATATCACCATTTGTGTCAATTTTAACAGCACCAATATTATTAAAATTAACATCATCATCGGTATAGCAAGCCGATCCGCATTTTATTTTAGGTCTAAAACCTTCTGGAACAAAAAAACAAGTTGTAATCCCAACACTAGGAGAATTGCAATGGAAATATCCATTTATATATACTTTTCCATTATGTTTATAACTGTTTCCGGTGAATGCATATTTTGAATCTATGCTAGTAATTGTAAATTCTATTCTGTTATTTAAGTCAGAATTTAGTTGCGGAGTTATGGATACACTCCGCAGCGTAATGGAATATAATTCACGTATAACAAACACACAAAGGAGAAAGTATTATGCGTGACAGAATTATAAGTAATGTGCTAATAAAAATGGGCAATAGGATCAAGAAAAAAGAGCTAGATTATCTTGAAAATGTGTTGGTAGAAGAGTTCCAGGATGTTCAGGTTAAGAAAGAATCGACGGAATTGACGGAATACAATGACAGTTTAAGGAAGCTAAAAGATACGTTCCTTGCGACGCTGATTGTAGAAAATAAGTCCAGTCGGACGATATCGCAATATAATTTACATCTAACACAGTTCGCAGATTATTTCGCTGGAAAAGAGGCAAAAGACATAGATGCAACGGATATCCGAAGTTTTTTATATGCGTATAAGAGAAGTAGAGGAATATCGAATTTGTCCTTAAATAATAAGCGATCATCGATATCTTCATTTTTTAGCTGGTTGGCTGACGAAGAATACATTGACAAAGATCCGACTCGGAAAGTTAAGAAAATCAAAGTAACGAAGAAAAAGAAGAAAGCGTTTACTTCCGATGAGCTGGAACGTATGCGTATAGCATGTACGGATATTCGTGATCGAGCATTGATAGAGATGTTAGCCTGCACAGGTTGTCGTGTTTCAGAACTAAGCAACATAAATCTAAATGACATAGATTTTACTCGAAAGAAAGTGCGGATCATTGGTAAGGGAGATAAAGAAAGGACAGTATTTATCTCTGATCAGGCAATGATTTATCTGAATAGATATTTAGAAACCAGACAAGATAATAATATTTCACTTTTTGTATCTAAGAGGTATCCATACGATCGCCTGAGGAAAGACGGAATCGAGCGAATTGTAAGAGATTTAGGAAGATCATGTAATGTATATGCACATCCGCATAAGTTCCGACGGACGTTATGCACACAATTAATTAAGCGAGGCATGCCGATTCAGAATGTTGCGATATTGTTAGGTCATGCAGACATTAATATGACTGCCGGTACATATTATGATGCTTCAGACGATATGATCGAGTATGAATATATTCGTTATGCAGCTTAAAGAATAATAACAAATCTAATATATAAACTATTAAATCTGCTTAAAAGGGAAGGAGATTTTATTTTTATGCGAAAAAATATTATAAAAAACAGATCGCCATGTTAAATAGCTATGGTAACGATAAATAGAAAACTCAACAACACAACTAAATTCTGAAAGAGCATTTTTATCAAAAGTATTTTCTGGAACAAACAACAAAATGATTTACTGGCAAAGATGTCA